CATAAAAAGGCTCTTTGTTTCTAACACCTCTGTGTGTATATACTTCTCCTGCAACTAAAAAGTGAAACCATGCTTTTTGTATTTTATCGTATATTTCTTGTTGTTGCATAATATACGTCATAGCATATTGTCCTTTTATTGCTCTGTTATCTACATAACTATTCTCAAACTGTTGTGCAATTTGTTCAGGTAATGGTACTTCTTCTGGCATTTCTCCAGGATTTACCATGTCAGGATTAGTTTGAGATAAAGCCATAAGAAAACGCATCTGTAAATTCTGATAAATAGCCTCTTGTTTTGCATTTTCTTTTTCACTAACTGTATCAGAATTTTGTACTGTAACGGTGTAATTAAGAGGTCGTTTAGACTTTTCACCTAATAGAAGATCAACAATAGGTTTGATAATAGGATAGTTACGCATTTTAGAGGGGAAGTTTTTACGTGATTTGCCATAAGGCTGTAAAACGTAACGATAGTCATCCTCTAAAATTACACCGTTATAATAGTCATATAGTCTTTTTAGATTATCTTTTCTTCCACTGACCCCTTGATTAGATAAATCAATGAATGCTTCTACACAAGCTTCTCTCCATTTCTTAGTCTTTTTAGTCAGCGATAATTTTTGCTGTGGTATTTTTTCTCCCCCTAGATACATAGGCTACAAAATTAATTAAATTTATACATTATTTTACTTACATTTATTATTTTACATATATCTTTATAAATATATCACTAGTAGTAATTTTTATCAAACCAATCATTACTAGAATTATCATCTAATATTTCTTTTACTTCTGCATTATACAATTCTCTAGTGTGATACATGCCAATCATTAACGCCATTACACGGTCAAAGTTACCTTTGTGATTAAATTTTATAAGTTCCTGTAATAATGCTAAATCATAAATTTTATGTAAATTAAGAGTTATAGTACCATCTTCATTAGTAGATCTAACTGTGTTCAACCAATCTCTTATATATAACTCTCCTTGTCTTTTTCTTGCTTCTGTTGTATGCATCCCAAACTGACGTTTTACATTTTTAGAACGCAAATCTTTTTTGTCTAACATTTCAAATTCTTCTTGCAGTCTATGTAGTTTTCTATGTTGTCTAGCATATTGTATAACTGCACCACGGTCATTCTCAAATCCTATCTTAGCATTGTAATAATCAGCTAACATAAATAAATTTTTATTATACTCATCTTGTGAATGTGGTCTACCTATATAAGATGCTACAATCATATCATCAGGTCTACTTACATTGTTTACTCTTTTAATTACATATGCTGCTCCTAAAGATGTACTGTCTGCAGATTTATTTTGACCATAAGGGTCATGACAAACTAGATATAAATTATGTGGTGTTTGTCCTTGTTGATTTCTATAAGGTCCTTCGTATATTACCACTGCACCATCTAATGCATCTTCTTTTCTATGTGGGAATCTTATTATTGGACGTAGATCGCCATCAGGCTTAAATGTTATTCTATTTTCTTTGCCATAGTATAGCTTACCAGCTGTTCCTATAGCATGTAGTTTACTAACTTTTACTTTATTATATTGTTCTTGTAAAGATGCTATATCAAATAAATTAGATGATACTTGTAATGTAGCTTCTCTAGGATTTTGTGGATGTTCCGCTATATACTGATCAAATGCTTTAGGATCATTTGTACCTTTCTTTTTATTTCTATTTGTTTCTTCAAAGTCAATAGCTGGCTCAACTTGTGAGTTACCATCTTCATCAATAAATCCTTCTAAGTTTTCATATATAGGAACAAAATGTCCACACACTGTACCCATTGCACCATCGTCCCATACATTATCAAAAGATAGACAATCATAAGACTCTGGATTATAAAATAATTCTTCCATACCTTCAAAGTCTGCACCTTCTGTACCACCTGTACCAAATGCAATCATTGTACCTAAAGTTTTATTACCTTGTCTCATAGTTGGCATTGCTACTTCCCATGCTTTTAGTAATCCTGGAAATGCACCCGCTTCTTCAAAAAATATAAGCTCTCCTGCTTTACCCCTTACTTTATCTGGCTGATCTTTCAAAGATACACCCATAATCTGTGATTTCATACCTAACTCTACATCTGCACCGTTTACATTCTTTTTATATCCAGACATTTTGTTCATTTCTCTGTCTCGTAGTCTAGGTTGACTCCATGCTGTATTATCATCTACAAATGATAGTATTTCCCAAGCTTTAGATAGTAGTCCATCACCAATAAGATATTCTTTTTGTCCTGCAAATACATAATTTTTACTATTACGTACATGAAAATAGTTTCTAGCCAGCATTGCTGCAGCTTTATAAGAATATCCTTTACGACGTGCTTTTAATACCGTCATATGTTTGTTTTCACGTCTACATTGGTCCACTGCGGTAAAATATTTCCAATCTCCATCGTAAAATGCAGGAAATGTACGCTCTCTTTTTGCTATAATTGTACCATCTGGTAGTTCCTCATCAACAGATCTGTCAATAGGGCAGTAATTTAAGTAGAAATAGTGATTACCTGTAATTGTAATCTCTGTATCAGTGTCTTTACCTACAGTATATCCATACAAACACCTCTTCTTTTCTTCATCCCAGTAGTCATAGTACTCTTTTGTACCAGGTAATGTAGAAGTGTAGTACCCATTCTTAATAAAATGTAAAGCAGCTGTTCTTAGTCTGTTTGTTCCTCTAAACATTTAATAACTTTATCTTTAATGGTTTGTAATTCTGCACATTTTTCATACTCTTCTGTATCTATAAAATATTCAATTAGTAAATCTAAAGTAGCAGGATCTCTTCCATCTTGATTTATAGGATCAAATGGTAAAAAGAATTTAACATCCTCTTCCATTGCCCATTTTCTTTCTAAATCTGCAAAGACATCATCTAAAGTTATTTTTTTTGTAACAATCATATAAGCATTCCGCATTGCTTCACCGTAATCGTTTATGTCATCTATAAAATCCATTATTGACTATATTTATTGACCTCAACCCCTCCTCTGTTACCTGTTTTTACTTGCTCTTCTTTCTTAACTAGATCTTCTAATTTAGTTAACCCGTTAACAACGTCACCCATTTTTGACAAGTTAGCAACAAGGTCTTTTGCAGCAAATATAGGCTTTCCATTGTCATCTACCAAAGTTAAATCAATAGTTTTAAAATATTTTTCTAATTTGACTACAGATTCTCTTGCAGCTTTTAGTAGTCTAACTGCAGATGTTTCTTTTAATTTTTTATATTTATCACAAGCTACTTTTACTTTATCTGTAGTTTTCCAATCTGTTTTACCAAACACACTTAGACATACTTCTTCATGTCTTTTATCTTCATCATATACTGAAAAAGGTGAATGATGGTCGCACATAAAATAAACATACGCCAGTTCTTTAGTATTTAAATTTTTAAATTCTATAATTGTTAAAGTGTACGCAGAAGGTACAGCTACGTTATTAGAGATAGTTATTAAATTCATTCTTTTTAGGTATTGATGTGTAATGTGCAAATGTCCATATATCCTCTGGATTTAACATTGTTATATCATAAACTTTTAATGTTATTTCATGTTCAAGTCCGTATATATTTTTCATAGCTTGTATTCTATGTGCTCCATCTTTCATAGTATATTTTATGTCATCATTTGTTAAATATTTTCTCATGAGCTCCCAGTGTGGTTTGTTATTCTCATTTATAAGTTGCTGACATATTAATTTAGGACCATACTTAGGTTGAAAACCATTCTTTCTAATACTATTTTCTAAACCTTCCCAATCGTAATACTTATGATTTTTTTTAAAATTTGGATCATTCCATATTTCTTTTAGTTTTACTGTCTTAGTTTTAAATATATAATTATATGTATACCACCATTTAATTTTTAAAATTATAAAACCTATTATTCTAGGTATAAAATAATAATTAAATAATCGTAGTATGTATATAATATTACTTTTCACGATTTATATATTTAACTCTACCTTTCTTTACAGAAAATTTACCAAAGTATGGTAGTCTTACTGATTCAAATTTACCACTACTCATAACTTTAGCTACATGTTTAAATTGACTGGTAACTATAGCTTCTACTTTTTCCAAAGGTAGATTATATTTAGTCGCTAGATTGTGAATCGCCCCCTTCTTCGTTTTCGCCATATTGGTTTTTCCATTTATCTTTTGGACATTTTGTAGTTCTCCACTTTGCTTTGTGTTCTAACAAACAGCCACAAGCAGAACATCTCATCTTGTCCCTAATTAAAAATTCACAACTATTACAAGTTGCTAGTCTTTGTGTATAATCTTTTGGAGATACATTGGGTGCTCCTTCTGCAATGTATTTAGCAACGTCACGACTAAAGTTTTTAGTCATCTGCCATATGCTCGGTAATTTTTTATCTGTCATATAATTTTTCTGTTATTAATCCTATGCATTCTCCATTTAAATCTTGAACGATCATAACATACCATTCACCTATTGCTACATACTCTGTTATAATAGCGTCTTCTGCTTTATTTAGTCCAATTGATACTAATTTCAACACTTTCTGTATTTACGTTTAACAACTTGTTAAGTTTATAATTCTTACCTTCTTTGTATATAGCTCTTTTATCTTTAAACTTTTTTACATAATTGTTTAATGTGTGAGGATCTTTTATTCCTAATGCATTTGCTGTAACTTTTTTTAGTTTAGGGCTGCATAGATTATCTTCTTCCGATACATTCTGTGAATCTACTAATATAGATAGTACTCTTAACTCCATATCTGTTAAGTTAAAAATACCATTCCACAATTGTAAATATTTAAATGTAGAATTTACATTAATTGTTATTTTTTGTTTCATATTTTAAAATATATCCATAATTGGTTGTTGTTATTTTTACATTATTCCCTAATGTACTACTTGTTATCCACATCATCTAAAAAATTTATTGTTGCTCTATTATCTTCTACTACAATCTTAGCAGTCCTAGATTGTTTGTTAAACTCTTGTACATGTTTAGATATATCCTGCCTAGTACAAATAAAACTTAGAAAAACTGCTAGCTCTTTTGCAGATCTTTGCAACTTTTCTTTGGATTCATTAATTTTTACTGCACTGTCTATAAGCGCATGGTAATCCTCTAGCGTTATTGATACTGTGCCTGGTACTTTCATTAGAATTTACCTAATACTTGGAATTCGTTTACAAATAAGTAAGGAATGTCTTCAATATGTATAAGCATAGCTTCTGTATTTGGATCTACCATTATAGTATCTCCAGGTTTACATTGTGTAACCTGTGGTCCTACAGCTAATACTTCTACTATATTTGTTTGAAATTGTTTGGCAGTTTCATCGTCTAAGATAATACCAGACTCACGGCTTTTTGCATCTGGTTTTGGGACAATAATCCACGCACCAAAGGGTTTGAATGTTAATTTATTTTTCATTGTATCTATAATTAGTTTGTTTTTGCAAATATATAAAAGAATTATTTACATCTCCAAACAAATTTATACAAAATGTCAATTGGATACACCTTTCCCCCTTGCGAAGTCTATTTCAAGCAGAGATTTCACGTCTAGCAGTGCTTCTTTTTACAGAGACCCAAGGATACTAATACTGGTGTTAATTCACCACACTTACCTGTGTGTAATGTATCCTAACTAGAGCTTATACTATGTGCTCTTTTTGCAACTACCGGAGAAAACTCTAGATCTATTTGACCCTACAATCCGATGTCTAATCCCTTTTATGGTTACCGGGGGATGATAATGTTGCGGTGCAAAGATATA